CTATTGATATTTGGCGTTCTTTGACGGGACACTAATGGTTCACCTAACTCGTATTTATACAAAAACTGGTGATGATGGAAAAACTTCTACCGCTACTAATGAAAGAATAGACAAAAGTAGCGATTTAATTGAGGCAATTGGGGCGGTAGACGAAGCAAACTCTGCTATAGGAATGGCAACTGATTTTCATAATGACATTATAGATAGAATCCAAAGTGATCTATTTGATCTAGGTGCAGAACTTTCTGGTGCTCCAACAATTGTAATATCAGAAGAAAGAATCACATACTTAGAAAATGTAATTGATGACTATAACGAATACCTAGAACCACTGCACTCCTTTGTACTTCCTACTGGCGCTATGCATAATGCTAGAACTATTGTCAGAAGGGCAGAACGTCAGGTTTGGAAAATAGAAGGCATAAACCCTAATATTGCAAAGTATCTAAACAGGCTTTCAGACTTGTTGTTCGTAATGGCAAGATATCACAACAAGGGTAATGAAAAGTTATGGGTTCCTAAAAATTAGTTTCATCCTGCTATAATAAGGTTATAGGAGAAAAATGTCTAACCCATCAAATTTATATGCAGAAAAAATATACTCTGAGCATCCGCTAGTTTTGTGGGCACTAGATGACAAACTTGACTATAAAAGTTTAATTGCTGAAGCACAGCGCAATCTTGCAACCTTATGGACACCAACAGACGCTACGCTTGCAGCATCTTCTGAAGATTTAGATGAACCGTTTGTAGACAGTCATTTGTCAAGAATTAGAGTTAGTGTTCCTGTATCAGAAACGCTTGAAGCATCAGTCGTTAGTCCAAACATACTTAATTTCAATACTCTTGCAGATCTTGGAACTTTTACTGTTGGATCATATTTTTATTCAAATAGTTTATTTTTACAAACTGTATCAATAGGCTATGAGTATACAGATCCAGCGACGTCAACAATAGTTCAAAATTTAAAAACCTTTACAACAACGCTTTATCAAAAGTGGGGATTTATTTCTGAAACTTTTGAAATACCAAATGTTTCTGCACAATTAAGACTTGTTTTTAAAATTAAAATATTTGAAGGATCGGCAACATCAGCAGATAACGAGTTTTATATTAATGGTATTACTTTGGGACAGTGGAATGAAGAATTTAACACATACTCTTTAAATGGAATAACAGAAACCACAGTTCCAGCAGACATAAGTATTTATGGTGGATACGATGCAGTAGAAGCACAAGCCTATGGAGTAGCAGAAGATTCTGGATACTATATTACTGAAGGTGGATTAAAATGTAAAAATGCTGGTGTTCCCTTAGTCTTTGGCGCAAGCGGAGTTACACGATTAGAACCAGATACTGATGCATCTTTAATTATTCCAGGAAAAGGATTTTTAAATAAAAAGGGACAATACAATGATTACACTATTGAATTTTGGGCAAGAATAGCAGCAAACACATCTACGCCATTTAAAATATTTGGACCGATATCTTCAGAAGATGGTCTGTATGTTGAAGATGGATTTTTAACATTAGTTATTGGAGATCAGTTTGCATCACATTTCGTAGGCGAATGGTTTAGGCCAATGCTTATTCATATTCGTTTAATTAAAGATTCTGCATCTTTGCTGGTCAATGGCGAAGAAGTGTTATCATTATCTTTAGATACCGCCAGTTTAACTTTTCCAGAAGAACTTGACAACAATGGAGATAGTCAAGACTGGTTAGGCTTTTATGCAAGTAATAACGTATATCCTTTTGAACTTGATTGTGTTGCTATCTATTCTTATCAAGTTCCAGTTACAGTTGCAAAGCGCAGATGGGTCTACGGCCAAGGAGTTGTTTCTGCAGAAGGGATAAACTCATCATATGGAGGAACAACTGCCTTTATAGATTATCCATTTGCAGATTATACTGCTAACTATAATTACCCAGATTTTGCTGGCTGGGATCAAGGAAGTTTTGATAACCTATCAACTAGTCAAACAAGTTTAAGAACACCAGAATATGCCTTACCAGAAATATTTTTAGGAACAAAAACATTGCAAGACCTATATGATGACAACAAGGACGTGCAAGACAACGAGTCTGGTCCTGTTATTACCGATAAGTTTTTGTCTTTTAAGCCCAACAATACTTGGAACTCTATTGAGTCATATATCAATTTTTCAAGATTTAACTTGTTGTCAAGCGAAGTTGAGAGTTGTTACGGCGTCTTCAGTTCTCACAACTTAGCATCAGATGAAATATTATTCAAAATATACAACCCCCTAAACAATAACTATTTTACAATTCTTAAAGACGGAAATTTAATTAAATACTCCTTAACCTATAACGGAACAACTCAACTACTATTTACTTCTAGTGCGATAACTATTAATAGTCTTTTTGCAGTTGGATTTAATATAAAAACACTATCAGAAAAATTTGGTAGTAACGTAAGTTCATTTTTTGGAAATCAAAGTTCTTTAAAAATGTACGTGTGCGGAGACGATTCTGGAGAGTTCACATTTACTGGAAGACTTTATTCCGTAGGACTATGCACAACTTTAAATTCTACAAAAATAGTAGATTATGTAGATAGCAATGGATTTATTGAATTAGACAAAGGCCAAGAATTAATTGATCATACTGCTAGTTATACAATACTCCCATCAGAAGCATATGAAAAATACTTCTTAGATATAGGCGTTGCGGGGTACTGGCAAGACTATCTCCCACTTTCTTACTTTGCTCAATTTGTAAAAAATAATAGTGGTGAAGAATTTTATGAGATAGACTTTTTACAATTTAATTTAGGATATCCAACAACAACAACTTTACAGCAAGAGTCTGGAACTACATCTTCTTATTACAATACTGATGGCGCACAAATAAAAAGTTATGTAACATTTCAGTATGTTGCAGATGGGGCAAACGTTCCTACATCTTTTGCTAATGAAGAGAAGCCAGATGAGTATAAAGTCCTTGACTTAAATAACTACGAAGACTGGGAAACAACAAGATTTGAGATTTTAAATAATACATTGATTTATCCAATTAAGACGGTAGACTTTAATAGACTTGCAATTGTCTATAGTCTTGAATTTAACAGTCGTGGAATTTTAACTAAGCCAATTTTATTAAATAAATTACAGTTGGCCTCTCAAGCATTTAACGACAATTCTTTTAATCCAGTAGGAACAAGGTTTGGAGTAGATCTATTTCCATATAAAAAGAATGGCATTTATTTTGACTACAAGTCTAAAAATCCATTTAGCATATATAAAGAAAGCACTCCATACCTATACCTGACAAAGACATCTGGAATTGAAGTACGTGGTGAAATAAATATTCTAGAAAATCGTGGATTAAATCTCCCAATTAACAAAGAGTTGGCAACTAGTTATAAGATAAGCGCCATGCAATTGTGGCTGAGATATGACCAAGATGCGTTTCCAGCAACAGCAACAGAGATTTTTGAAATTAATCACAAGAGTGGAACCCTAAAGTTTTACTTACAGGCAAACAGCACTGATTTAGATAGAGGTAGAATATTTGTTTTAAATCAAAACGGTGTGCCTTACAATGGTGTTGGATTTTATTTAAATGGTAGCCTAGTAAGAGAGCCAGTCCTATCTCTTAAAGAGTGGTCATCTATAGGTGTAGCATTTCTAACCTCTCTTGTCTATAACTCATATATTGGAAGCATAAATTTGACGGGGCCAGTATTATTTAACAATATTGCATATTATCAGGCAAACAGTCTACAAGAAGTTCAAAACAGAGCACTTAGGCCTTGGTTCCAGGTATTAACAGACGGTATAACAACAAACGATTGGCAGTTCTGGTTTAATAACTTTACCTGGGACGGTATGTTAGTAATAGGATCATCAGAGTTCTATGGTATTAATCCATCAGATATTTATAAAACATATATAGGAACAAATAAGATAATCGTTGATGACGGAGAAGGCTTAGTCTATCAACCTGAAAAATTAAATGTGTATGCAGATACTGAATGGTCAACGAACGTCTCCACACCCGTATAGTCTGATATACTTATGGTTATGGAATCTTTAATTAACCCAAAAACTGGTAAACCTTATGTTAAAAATGTACGTCGTCAGGTAATAGATAAGCATTATGACTGGGGTCTTTACGTATATAAGACATCTACTGGTAAATGGTTTACAGACGAAGAAGGCTCAGTTTTAAATATACCGTCCGACCGTGGGGATCTTTCAAAAATTGCAGAATTAAAAAAGGTTGCAATACACCACGGAGATGATGGACTTGGTAAAGCAGTGTTTGTTCCAGGATTAACTCAGGTTAGTGAAGAAGAGTATTCCGAACAAAAAGCAAGATTAAAAGAAGGATTAATTCCTTCAATGAATGACTTAGGTGCTTGGCATGCAGCACAACAAACATTAGAAAAGCATGGAAGAGGGGCAATGGATGAGTGAAGAACAGTATATCCGTGCAAGTCTTAATACAGAAGAAAAAGAAGACAATATTTTTAAATCACACGATCCCTTTAATAAAAGTTGGGACGTTTTAAAAGATTACGTTGGGCTTGACCAAAACTTTCGTCGTAGAACAACACGCAATTTAACAAAGTATGCTGCCCCAGAATTTAACGCTGCCTACTTGGATGCAGCAAACGCAACACCATCTGGAGTGAATGCTGGATCAAAGCAAATCAATCCTGGCACGGTATACAGAAATGGTTACGGACTATTTGACGTAATAACTCCTCCATATAACATGTATGAGTTAGCCAACTTCTATGACACATCATTTGCTAATCATGCTGCTATTGATGCTAAGGTAGAGAACGTTGTAGGTTTGGGATATCGTTTTGATATTTCAGATAGAACCCTGTTAAGGTTTGAAATGAATGAAGATGCAAGTGCGGTAGACCGTGCTCGTAATCGTATTGAAAGAGCCAAGATTCAACTACGTGATTGGCTAGAAAATTTAAATGATGATGATAGTTTTACAAAAACAATGGAAAAGGTTTACACAGATCTTCAGGCAACAGGTAATGGATTTATTGAAGTAGGTAGAACAACTGCTGGAGAGATTGGTTATGTTGGACATATTCCAGCAACTACCGTTCGTATACGACGCTTGCGTGATGGTTTTGTGCAGATTATTGGTCAAAAAGTGGTTTACTTCAGAAACTTTGGGGCAAAGAATGCAAATCCTATGGGAACAGATCCACGTCCCAATGAGATTATTCATTTAAAAGAATACTCACCTTTAAACACATTCTATGGTATTCCAGATATTATTGCAGCAATGCCATCCCTTATCGGAGATCAACTTGCATCTCAATATAATATTGACTACTTTGAAAACAAGGCTGTTCCAAGATACGTTGTAACCTTAAAGGGTGCAAAACTTTCAGGTGATGCTGAAGATAAAATGTTTAGATTCTTACAAACTGGACTTAAGGCTCAGTCACATAGAACTCTTTATATCCCGCTTCCTGGAGATACAGAGGGAAATAAGGTTGAGTTTAAGATGGAGCCAATTGAAAACGGTATCCAAGATGGCTCATTTAAAGAGTATCGTAAACAAAACCGTGATGATATTCTGATTGCTCATCAAGTTCCTATTTCAAAACTAGGTGGTGCAGATTCTGCAGGTATTGCAGCAGCACTTTCTCAAGACCGTACATTTAAAGAGCAGGTATCTCGTCCAGCACAAAGACATTTAGAAAAGGTTGTAAACAAGATTATCAGAGAAAAGACAGACATTCTTGAACTTAAGTTTAACGAACTAACTTTGACTGATGAAATTGCACAATCTCAAATTCTTGAAAGATATGTAAAGACTCAGGTCATGACTCCAAATGAGGCTCGTGAAGCGTTAGACTTGCCACTAAGAGCAGATTTC